TTTGGCCTCAAGCGTATACTGTGACGGGAGTCCTTTTGTTTGCTTGACAAATTGCGCGGCCTGCGTTACAAACATCGCCGGCTGCTCTGATGGCGATACGTCGCTATAATGCTTCAATCGCCGGCTCGCGGTTACAAGCCCTGATATGCCAGAAAGTTTCGCGAAGAGAGCGCTGTATATTGATTCACGGGTCATAGTTTAACCTTGTTGAGTTCCTTCGTAACAGCGACCTGCAATGAGTCAGTGATCTCTGAGTTCATTTCCCGCAATGTTGACCGAAGAAAACTGCGCTCCGCCATGTTGATATTTCTTGTGTGCGCCCTAACAGTTACTTGTGTCGGTGATATCGGCTTACCAAAGGCTTTCGTCATTTCACGCTGAAACGATTTAACCTGAACCGATCCGCTGAACCCATACTCGTGGATCGCAGCGTACTCAACATTTGTTCCGACCGTTGCACCTGAATAACCCTGCCTGAAATCCCATTCAGGGTGGATTGATCGTCTTAACCGGCCAGTCCTTACCCTCAAAACATCACCACTCAGCTTACCCATAACTTTACCGGTCATCTTGAGTGCCAGCCGCATAATCTCTTTCTGAACTCCGCCCTGGATGTTCGGTATGGTGTCCCTGAACTTCTTTCCAAGGTCTTCGCCTTTTGTAATCTTTGCGGTGATCATCCTGGGAAAACTCTCCTGTGCCGCTGTAGCAGCGTTTTTACATGGTCAGGCATATCTTTTGTCACATACGCGGTCGTCTCTCCTGCTATACTCTTGCTTGCCAGTCCTATGCGGTCTCTGCTCCTGTACCGATAGGACACAAGTTCGACACACGCTTGCTGGACATCTGCTGGAACGTCCTGCCCTGCGGTGTAGATGATCTGGCAGTTCCTTCGTCCCCATGAAAACTGGTAACCGAAAAGCAAAATCCGGCCATCAAACAGCATGTATCCTCGATCCTGGATTGTAGCTGCTTGCGGTATTGATGCGCCGTCGATTACTACACTTGTGATTGTTTTTACCGGATAATTCTTGAGTAAATGCTCTTGCCCCCCGCCTCCGCTAAAAAGGTCGGTATAGGTCGCAGCGTCAAACGATCGTCCTATCCATGACAGAATAAAAGCACCTTCTCCGCTTATCAGGGAGTCTATTAGTCCATCGTCAGTGACGTTTGCCTGATTGCCGAGAAAGGATTTTACATCGTCAACGGTTGCAAGAGCGCTCATCGTGTTATTTTATTTCAGGTTCAGCCGGAGCTTCAACTTTAGCCGCTTCCGGAGCCTTGGCGGTTTCCTGCGCGTTGGCTTGCGCAGGTTCCGCTGTTGGCCTCGGTGTGGCTGGCTCTTCGGGTTCGATAGGGATATTTTTACCAACAGTGATAAATCCGAAAGAGTACATCGTGTCCTCGAACTCTGCCGGAACTTCGATAATCCCTTTTTTGTTTGCTTCGTAATTCTGGCCACCGAGGGATACGCTTTTTGATCCTTCTGGGCTATACATTTTCAGACCAGCCATGATTATAAAAAGGTTTTGCCCTGCCGATTAAAGCAGGGCGTTTTCCTGAAAGATTATTTCTTATCCGTTCGCAATGTTGCTTATAACTCCCATCGAGAACGGCGCGTAATGCTGAAGGACACCGTCACAGTAGACACCGTACTGATGCTTCCTCGTGATCAGTGGCCAGTCGATCTGGAAGTAGTCGGCACGCAGCAAGACCTGAGCAGTGTTGCTTACGTTGCTCAGCGGGTACGGCAGGCTTTCTGTGAAGAACAGCACTGTCCCTGCTGGCATGTTCGGATGTATTTTTAGAGCGACCTCATCACCAGTTGTGGTGTTGAGTACGGATGACACTTTCCATCCAGAAGAAAGGTTCGCGTTACCTCCAGCTTCGATCTGTCGGAGAAGTGGAGCGCCAGCATTAGCAATAATTTTCTTGCTGATATTTCGGCTTTCCTGACTCGATACATAAATCACCGTTGGGCTGAGGCGGTAGATATCGTAGAAATACTGAAACGCTGTATCAAACTCAACGATGCCACCCGCGCCGTTTGATGTGAGTGTAGAACCTGTTCCAGCCGTTCCGGTCGCAAGCGAAGCGACATAAGCGTTTGAGCCTGATTTTACTGCCTGATAAATCAAGCCGTCATAATCGAGAGTGGAGGTTGAGTTGTCAGATGCAGCAAGAGTAGAAGCTGCCTGTGCGCCAGAATCACTGTTTGCCGTAAATACAGCGCTGTTGATCGTTGTGACCTGGTTAAGCTTTTCATTTCCGGCACCGATACCGATATACCATGCGTACCCAACTGCGCCAGAAACAGCCGCAACGGTCGCTGTGATCTTCAGGTTTGGGCTTGAGGTCGCCTGAGTAGCTACGGCAGACTGTTGAGCAGAACCACCGCCGAAAGTGTCGGTAGTCGCATCGATATTAGTTCTTGTTATCGATCCTGGAACAGTTGCGGTTGCCGCACTGAATACCTGCCCTGTACTTCCGTTATTGACGCCGATTGCATCCAGATAAGCCTGTAATCCAAGCGCCACACAGATAACGCGGTAAGTAGACGCATCGGTAAGAGCGCCTCCAGATACTGCCGCAAGTGACGGTGTTGGAGTCGTTCCGAGGGCAACGGAATTGTTTCCGCCAAGCAGTACCCGCTCTTCCTGAATCATTAGTCCAGTGAGTGTTGATTGTACAGCAAGCGCTTTCACGTCTTCAAAAGATTTCGCTGCGTTCTCTGCTTCAAACGTAGTATAGTTCTCAAGACCAAAGCTTTTGAATGCAGCGTTACGCTCTACAAGCGTTTGATTGATCGCGCCACCTCTTTTGCCTTCAGCCACGCCTGCGCGAACGTTGCCTGAGTTGATATTGGTAATAGCCTTCCAGTTCGCCTGTACGGCAAACCCACCGTTAACGCGAGGGATTGAATTACGCAAAGGGGTTAGTATCGGGAACAGCTTTTTCGATGGCGCTTCGAGGTTATAAGCCTGAAAGCCCTGCGTTGCTGTTGATGTCTGCGTGAAATACTTTGCTAATGCCTGATCTCCGGTTGCTTGTGCGACCTTGAGGAGTTCGAGTGTTTCTTTTGTTGCGCTCATGGCTTGTAATGTGTTTTGGTTAAGGTCAAATAATTATTAGCGCCGAGTTAGTCCGCCACTCATGTGGCTTAGCTTGATAAGCGTGGCCGCTTCGTTGATGTTGCCTTTTGAATCCTTGACAAAGACTTCATCATCAAGTGAGCTGTCTGCTCCGCCGTCTTCGGTTTTTGTAACCGTCACGCCCTTGTCGTTGAGCGACATTTTTGCCGGAGCTGGTTCTGCCTTGATGAGCTCGAGTTCCAGCGTTGTATCGTGAAGGGATTTCTTGAGGTCTGCGTATTTGGTGTCCAGGTCTTGGAACTGCTTTTTCAGACCGTAGTTTTCGCTCTGCATCTTCAGCAAGTCTTCGGCTCCTTCAGCCTTCTCGGCCTGTGAGCACGACGCACCCATACTTACGGCATGGTCGTGTATCTGCTGCATTTTTTCTTTGTTCTTCGCGCTGATCTCGGCGCCTGCTTTGTGGAGGTCGTCGGTCGTAGCGGCGTAGGTAAAAATGTCAGAACCTGCGCTATTGTCCGGCTCTTTGATCTCAGACGCAATAAACGCCTTAAGGTTATCTATCACGGATTTCAAAGCCTCAACTTGATCGGGATTCTCTGCGGTCTCTGACAGTTCTTTGTTGTATAGGTAATAGATTGAGTCGAGTGCGTCGATTGCACATCCTGCATCTCGGATGCTTTCGCCTGCGTATTTCTTGAGGTCGTGATCTTCGTCGTCCTCAAACTTTGCTAAAGAAAAGACTGCTTCCTGGTTGGCTGGACGGTCGACAAGCGAAATTTCAACAAGCTTTAAGCCTGTTACTGTGGATTTATTGAGCTCGTCACGGCTGGTAACTTTGCCACCGATAGAAAAGCCCTTATAAACGCCTGCATTCACCTTCTTGACCGCTTCGGTGTCAACAATGTGAGCTTTGAAGTAAGTGCGTCCATCAGCCTGCACTGCAGCTTCAATTGCTGTCCCCGCTGCTTTCGATTGATGCATTTCGCGGACTGCGCCAAATTTCATGTAATCGGGAAGCGCGGCCTTCATCGCCTCGGCGGTTACGATCTCGCCATCGGAATCAACGGCTTCGCTCGATGCAAAACCCTCGACTTTTAGCGTTCCATCGTCCTGCGCTTCCGTCTTGCTGATTTCCCCGTATAATCTCATAAGTGCTTGTCTGAATTTTAATAGCCGCTTTAATTGGTACCGTGTAGTGGTAGGCTATTGAAAATTCCGGCGCACAAAGAAGGGTGATTTTTCTGTTGAGGATATTTATTTCTGTGGGGTAATTTTGGGCAATAAAAAAGCCCCCATTTACGGGAGCTATAATCACGGGAGGGAAGCCCGTTGTGTCAGGGGCGCAAAAGGTGCACTCAATGCGTTGTCCACCGCTTTACCATTTTCATGGGCAGATTCCCACACTGCAACACATATCAATATGTCCAATTACGACTACTTTCTTTTGTTTGAACTCTCCGCACCACCAATTATAACAGATCTCTAAACAGCAGTCCTCTGAGTAGTAACGATCCCCGTTTTTTTTCCAAGCTACAGGAGGTGGAAATCTTCGGCACTGCCCCCAAAGAGGATACTCTTCGTCTGTACCTTCGTCGGCTATTTCCGTGCATACCCACCACTCGCAATTCTCACACTTTCGTTCCATCACTCCCCTCCGTTTAAGTTTTTTCTCATCTGCAACTTGCTCACTGCCTCACTCGCATACAAAACCGCCCGTCCGTATCGCTGCCAGTCCTTTCCCTGCATGAGCACAGGCTCCGCGACGTACTCTTTGCCTCCCTGCTCCTGAGTAAACCCTTGTCGAAGTCGTAGGAGCTGCGGTCGGCTGTATCCAGTGAGGCGGATTACCTCCGCCTCGGTGATTGTAAAAGCCATTATTCAGTTATCCTCCCCTCTCGTCTGAGAGAGGGGTTTTTTAAAATCGTGATACCAGTCGTCCGTTGTCGGTATCTCCCCTGCTTCGAGACGAGCCTGCATTGCTTTACAGACATCTAAGATTTCTTCAGCCTCTTCCTCTGAGATGTTTACTTCAATTCCATCAGCGTAATCCATCACAGCATCACTGCTGGCAAGATTTTCTGACCTGTACTCTGCTGCTGCTGAGTCCATGATTCCTTCTGCAACTATAAGACGATTGCTTTTCATGATGATCTCTCCGGTTTGGTTATGCGGGGTAAACCCGCGTTGGTTATTAAAAATTAATTTTAACCTTTGTCTGCCATTGACAATTACTTTACCGAACTCTTTAAGGATAACTTATTTATCGTTTAAAAGTTTGAAAGTTGTACCAACTGATGTCTGTAAACACCATTCTTGTCTGTTTGCAAATTCACCCCACCAATCCTCTCCATCGAATCTTTTCAGAATAGCTACGTTGCCTGCATCAAAGAAGTATGCTGGTTCAGGTGTGGATAAAATTACAACCCTATCTCCTTGTTCAAACTGTGTCATTTTTGTTTTTAAGATTTAGAACGTTTCAGTAAGAGAAATATTTTTCTGTCAGTGGGCCTAACGTTACTAATTTAATTGCTGGTGGTGTTCTTCCCTCAATTTTTTCTAATGCGCGGCGAAACTCCCGTGCTTTCTTTTTACCAGCAAATATCGTTTTTGCCGCTATAAAGCCGTTGGCTTGCTTGCCATCTGAAAATTCAATATTTACTAAACGCTCTCCGGCTGTTTCAGCAAACATGCTACGCTGACAATGAGCAAATCCACTCGTGTTTATTTTCATTGTAGTCCTTATTTAACGGTTAAATAAATGTGCCAGTTCTTCAATCTGCATTCTGTGATATATACTCCTCATTAATAGCTTTGCACTCGTCCCGATAGTTTGCGAAAATCGCCTTGCATATTGTTGTTGGTTCACCGCTGCGATTGTCAATCCACCATTTTGCAGATGCTTCAAGATTGAGTATTTTGCAAGCAATCCCCGCATCAACGATGATGTTGCGCGCGATAATCGTCTCGTATGCTTTTTGCCTGATAGATGTTGCCCATGCAACTTGCTTATCACTACCAGTCAACGGCGTAAACCCAATCTTACCAACCAGATCCAAGGCACGATCATTTTCCTGCTGGCACTCTGTCTCTTTTTGTGCACGATAGCAATCAGGGCAAAGAGTGCGCTCAAACCATTCTATTTTTTTGTCTCTTTCGGTGTGATGACCAAAAAGCTGGACTGTCTGAGTGTGTCCGCAGGAGTGTGTTACTTGATACTTTGCCATTTTGATTCTCCGGTTTATTGTTGTTTGTCATACCCACTGATTAAATATGCACATTATTTACTTATGAAACAAATAGAATCATAAATAAATATAAAATAATCGCACAAAACGAAAAATAGTTTGTTAAAAGTAGCGTAATAAAAAAGCCCTGACTATGCAGGGCTGATTGTTGGTAGTGGCAGCTACTCTTCGGCATCTCCTACACTGGGAGCAAGTACGCACCGGCAATTTGGATGCTGTGGCGGTTCGGTCGCCCCGCTTGAAAACTCATCTCCGATCTCTCTGATTTCGAGATTGTTCATTTCGCACTCTTCAGAAACCAGATCATCACCTGCGGTCATCCACCGCCATTTCACGTCTAATCCTGCGTCTTTCGCTTCGAGATACGCGGCCTTGTTGCCTTGTGTGTCTGCAAATGCTGTTTCTGTCCTGGCTATCATCATTGCCCGGCTTTCGGAAAAACCGGTATTCTCCACGATGGAGTCTCTCAATTTCTGGTTACTCCATCCCTCCGAAATTGCCCCCTCAACGTCTTTATAGATCATGTCTCGGGTAGATTCGGCGATGCTCCACTCCGCATTAGGATTAACAACCAGCTCCCCATCAAGCCATTTCATACCCACCAGTTCGGCTGCTCGGTCTGCCGCCCACTCCTCAGCACGCTCATTCGCGAGCTTTGTCGCGTCTTTTTCGGTAAAAGCAATCTGCTTCATCGCATCTTTAACGCCCTGTGCGGCTGTCGCTGCAAGAAGCTCTTCGATGTCCGGCACGATATCAGACCAATCAAGATCAAGTTGATCAAGAAGCTCCTTAACTCGGTCATCTTCCTCAGCCTTACTCATTGCTTCATAGAGCTTCACGACTTGCGCCGATACATCCTTTCCTTTCGTCTTCAGGTATCTGGCAACAAAAAGCTTTAGCCTTGCTTCGAGTTTCAGTATCGCGGGCCGGTCACGGTCAAGCGGTGCGATTGTCGTTCGG